TAGTCAAGCCAAGCGCTACGATGTCACCATCGACGCCGACCCGGAAGACCTGCTGCACTATGACCTACCGCTGGGCAAGCAGCCGGAGAAGGTGCGGAAGATTGTTGATGAGCTTTTGACTGACGATGTGATAGACAGCATGAGGTACATTGATAGTGAATCGAGTGGCATGGGCTATATCATTAGAGCCATTGGAGAAAATAAGCTACAGGAAGCCGGAATCCCTGGCCTGCGCTATCTCGACGGATCATCCCGCAAGGCGGGGGAAGGCTCCTATAACTACGTCATTTGGGATACCGACCGCCTCAGGATCACTCACAAAGACGGTAAGCCGGTTGATATGGGTCAGCGCGGCTCGCTGTTGAACCGGCTGAAGGAAGTGCAAGCCGAGCACCACGCCAAACGGGATAAGTTCTTATATCAGCAAGATGAGGATTTGATCGGCGGGGCCTATATTCCAGGCGATGAAATTGTTTACCTGTCCCGGCAATCGCTGGACCCGGTTGGAACGCTGAAACACGAAACCATCCATGCCCTGCGCAGATATAACGGCAAGGGACTGTTTACCGATGCTGAGTGGAAAACGCTTACTGACTATGTGCAAAAAAACGGCTTGGTCGATGACAGTTTGCGCGAAACTTACAAGGGCAAATATGACGGCGCGAATATTGATGACTTGCTGACCGAGGAGGCAATTGCAAGGCTGGCAGAAGGATATAAACGTGGGCAGCGGTTCGAACCAGAGATCGAAGGGCTGATAGAGAAAATCATGGCCTTCATGCGGCGGGTGTATGACGCGGCGACGGGCCGGTCTGGTGAGACCATCGACGAGGTGTTCGGACGGATCGATAGTGGTGAGATCGCAGCCAGAAGCGACGGAATTGAACGCCAGAATATGCCGCAAAGCGCGGGCGGTGCGGCGGTCGAGGTCGTCAGCAATCGCTTGGTGCCGACGGGTTTTGGCCTTGAAAAATCATGGGCAAAGGAAGTAACGCCGGGATTCCGACTTATCACGTCTGAATTTGACGCGGCGCGGGAGTTTTACACGCGGGCGCTTGATCCGACGATGTACCTCGAACAGAATTTGCGCGGCATGCCGAGTTCTCCGACAAGCGGCACGGTGCAGGCGCGGATCAAGACGATCTGGGAGCGCGAACTGTATCAGGGTCTGATTGCACTTGACGAAGCCTTTGCCGAATATTCCGGCATCAAGGGGCCGCTGAAGGGCCTGCAAAGCGAGATCAAAAAGGCGAGTGGTGGCAAGCGGCTGACCGAGAACGAGTTTAAGGAAGCCATTGACCTAGAGGTTCGCTATCCCGGCAGCTATGACGATCCGCATATTAAAAGGGGCGCAGCGGCGGTTCGGAAGGTTTACGAGGCTGGCAAAAAGCAGGCACAAGAGGCAGGAATTTTCGATGAGTATGTGAAGGTCCGATACGCGGACGGTTATGCACCACGAGACTATGACCGGATAAAACTGAGCGATCCGGTTGAGCGCCAGAAGTTCCATGATGTTTTGTTTGCCGAGATGAAAAAATCACAGGCAAAGGGCCGGAAGAAACTTGAAATCCTGAGGGAACAGTCTGACCGGCTGGATCAAGCGCCAAAGAACACAACGGACGAAGACTATCTGATCGGGCTTGTGCGTCAAGTTCTTGGCATTGACGGGCCGGACGCCCTGAAGGCAACGGGCAAGGCCAAGGGCAAACTGGCCGAACAGATCGCCGAACTTGAATCCTACGTTGACGCGGAAGATTTTTACATTTCCCAAGAGGTCAACAACACGATCGACCGGATCATGGGAGACCCTGGCGGCGTCATGCATAACCCAAGCCTTGCGGGGCCGTTGCATGAGCGCGTTCTGGCTGTCGAAGATCGCCTGATTTATCCGTGGTTGGAACACAATTCCGAAGTGCTGATGCGGAAATATACGCGGTCGATGGGGGCCGATGTGGAAATCATTCGAGCCTTTGGCGATCTGGATGCGAGCGCCGTCAAGGAACGCATGAAGATCGAAAAGCAGGACAAGATCATGGCGGGAGGCGATCCCGGCAAGCTCAATCGCATGATGGAAAAGAATTTCAATGAGATCGACGGGATTCTGGAACGGTTTCGAGGACGTCACATGATCCCGACGGACCCAAAGGCAATGACGGCGCGGCGGGTCGCAAATGTTGCCAAGCAGCTAAATCTGACCCGCTCGCTTGGCGGCATGGTTGTGTCGTCCATCCCGGACACGTTTCGAACTGTCATGACGCATGGGCCGATCAATGGGGCCTTTCGTCCCTTTGTCGGACTGATATCGAATTTGGATAGTCTGAAGCTTTCCGCAGCCGAATTGAAAGAGATGGGTGCCGTCACCGAGATGGTTCTGGATCATCGCGCCTTGTCCATTGCCGATATTGCCGACGATTACGGGCGGCACTCGAAATTCGAGCGGGCAACAACGGCAATAGCCAATCAGTTCGGGCGCGTGTCTCTCGTGTCTCAGTGGAATGAGTTCATGAAATCTTGGGCAGGCCTGATCGCTGTAAACCGCTATCTGGACATCTCGACAAAAATCGCCGCCGGCCAGAAGCTGACAAGGGCTGAAAACCTGATTATAGGCCGCGCAAACCTGAAAGAAGTCGCCCACACGATTGCCGAACAATTCGGAAAGCACGGCCAGAGGAACAACAATGGCGTTCATGTCGCCAATAGCATGGCGTGGGATGTATCGAGGCCGGAAGTCGCATTGGCGAAGCAAGCCCTGCGCAATGCTGTTTCGGCGGAAGTTGATCGAATTATTGTGACACCAGGCGCGGGGGACCGCCCCTTGATTGCCAGCAGCACGCTCGGCAGTCTGGCGCTGCAATTCAAGGCGTTCAACATATCGTCCATGGAGCGGACGCTAATTTCTGGCCTGCAACAGCGGGACGCGGCGGTCTGGATTGGTTTCATGAACATGCTCGCTATGGGTGCTTTTGTGGCCTATGCAAAAAGCGTCGTGAATAACAAGCCGCTGCCAGACCGTAACAAGCTGGGCGATGCGCAGTGGTTCGCGTGGTGGATGAATGAAGCCATCAACTGGTCAGGCACGACAGCCTACGCCTATGACATTTTTGACGTGTCCGAGCGCATGACGCGCGGGGTTCTGGGTCCGTCCTTTTTCACCGGACGCAAGACGAGCCGGTATGCATCAAGGTCATGGGCCGGAACATTGCTCGGGCCGTCGGCTGACTTGCTGGTACAAATGGCAACGGCGGGCGGGGCGGCGTTTTCTGGTGAGCTGACGGAGCGTGATTATCGAAGTTTGCGCCGATCCGTGCCGTATCAGAATCTGTTCTATTTGTTTTGGCTGCGAAAAAAGATAGACGAGGCGGCGAGCGAAAACTTGCCGAGATAAAAATGCGAGACGTGATTTTCTGGGGTGCGGTTCTTGTGGCGATTATCGTCTCAACGGCGGTAATAAAAGCGATCCTCTAGGGGTAAACAATGACAGTTTCGACTTTAACAAGGACCGTTACATACAACTGCAACGGCTCAACAACAGAGTTCGCGGTATCGTTTGCCTTTTTTGAGATCACGGTGACGCTGGTCACGGTGGCAGACGGATCGGAAACGACGCTAACAGAGACGACGCACTATACAGTGACGGGCGGCGATGGGGCGACCGGATCAATTACGACAATCAGCACCTATTCAAGCGACTATCAAATTCGTATCGACCGGATCACGACGAAAACGCAATTAACCGATTACGTTGAAAACGATAGTTTCCCGGCGGCGGAGCACGAAAAAGCGATTGATCGATTAACGATGATTGTGCAGGAAGCCAGTAACGACGCAGACCGAGCTTTGCAGATAGCGCTTGGCGATACGAATTATGATGCGGGTGGCGTCAAAATTACGGATCTGGGCACACCAACAGAAACGACCGATGCGGTCACAAAGGCTTATGCGGATGCCTTGTCGGTTGCTGCTGGCAATGTTCCGGCAGGTGGTTCGGCGGATCAAATCTTGCGCAAAATTTCCGGCACCGATTATGACATGGAATGGTCGGATGAAACCGCGACTGGCAGCCTCTATGAAATACTCAAAGCACCATGGGCAGATGTAGCTTCTGCCACGACAACTGACATCGGCGCAGCTACCACAAGCCGCGTCAACATCACCGGCACCACGACAATCACCGGATTCGGAACCGAGGCAAACAAATTGCGCTTCGTCAAATTCGCCGGGGCGTTGACGCTGACACACAACGTCACGTCGTTGATTTTGCCAACCGGGGCAAACATCACGACGGCGGCGGGTGACACGGCGATATTCACATCAGATGGTTCTGGAAACTGGCGGTGTCTGTCTTATGAAACGGCGAGCGGTCAGCCGCTTGCATATGATGCCGAGTTGTCGGCAATAGCCGGCCTGACAAGCGCGGCAAACAAGATGCCGTATTTCACCGGCAGCGGCACGGCGGGATTGTTAGATTTTGTCGATGAAGATGACATGTCGTCTGATAGTGCGACGGCTGTTCCAAGTCAGCAAAGTGTCAAGGCATATGTTGATAATAATGGCGGTGGACTGACATTAGAGACAGAACAGGCCACAACTAGCGGCACGGCTTTTGACTTCACCAGTATTCCAAGTGGCACCTCGATGATAATTGTATCATTTGATGCGGTGTCTCTTAGCGGTTCCGATCATATACTGGTGCAAATTGGTGATAGCGGTGGTATTGAAACCACAGGTTATAAGTCAGCTTCTGGCTTTTACAGTGGGGCCAGCTATTCAACGTCCGGTTATATCGTCCGGGTTGCAAGCGCTTCTGACGAAGCCAATGGATCGATGATTTTAACGCACACCACCGGCAATACATGGGTAGCTAATCTCGGGGCTGGAATGGGAGCGGCATTCCAAATCACTGGAGGCGGTGCAAAAACCCTTTCTGCCGAATTGGACCGTGTTAGAATAACACGCACCGGATCAAACACGTTTGACACTGGTGTCGTCAACATAGCCTATATGTGAGGATAAAATGAGCTTCAGCGCAATTGTCGCTTGGGACGAAAATGGTCGGATCACCAAATATCTGGATGGCTTCGAGACGCAACCGGAGGCGCAGGCGCATGTTGATGAATACGGCGGGATCGTTGCCGCAACGCCTGTTGAGACTTACACAGATTGGTTGATCTCCGGTAGTCCGCCATCCCTATCAATCAGTCCGCCTGTCCCTATTTATACAGCAGACGACGTGCGAGCTGAATGTCAGCGGCGATTGATCGTGCTCACTGGCGCACGCGATGCAGAGGATCTCAACAACAAGATCAGCAACGCCCTGCGGGAGGCGCAGCGTCTGACAACCAAGCAGATGGATGAACCCGGCCAGTGGACGCCAGAGGATCAGGCCCGCAAGGACTATCTGATACAGATGGACGCGGCGATAGAAGCTCATAGGGTCGCGAGTAATGCCATGGAACCAGACCCGCCCGACAACTACACAGACGATTTGCACTGGCCCGCCGCTTAGGCGGGTTTTTTGTTGGGCATAAGGAGGGACCGCTAAATGCTCTTTTACATACTGTCAGCAATCATCGGCCTAGCAGCCCTGCTGATCCTAAAGCCGTATTTCATCGCGCTTTTGAACCGCCCTGAAAAGCCTGTGCCCGACAGCATCAAGGCTTTGCGCAATGCAACTGAGATAGACGAACTGGAAAACATGTTGGATCGGGCTTGGAACTTGTGGCCTTATCTGATGCGTCAGCCCGCGACCTGGGCGGCGTTTATCGGTTTGGTTGCCAGCATCGGCATGAACGGCAAGTTCGCGCAGATCATCGGCGTTGAAATCCTGATCGGGCTTTTTGTCTGGGCAATCTTCTCCGCTTTCGACGTGGCGGTGCCGTTCGTGACGATCCAGACGGATAAAAACGCGCACGGCAAGGAAAACGAACCGCGCCCGTGGTATTTCTGGCTTGTCATCGGGGTGTCGGTGGCAACGTCGCTTCTGGCCGGCCTTACGTCGCTGGGATCGATCGGCACCAGGTCAAACACCAAGGCACATGTTCACACAGCACAGGTCGAGCGCTTGCAGACTGACATCAAGCGTCTAACCGGCGTCATTGAGAACAGCAAGGCCAAGGAAACCTCGCAGTCCTATGCGCAGCGGGCGGCGGCGATGGATGAACGTGCTGCTATCGAAACGAAGAATGGCGGTTGTGGTCCGGTCTGCCGGGACTACCTGATGAAATCACAAATCGCGCGATCCAATGAGGCCATTGCCAAGGCTCGCGAGGAAGCCGAAGAAGAGCGGGCAGCCAAGCAGGACAAGCTTTCCAAGCTGACGGATCAGGCGGTGCTGGTCAATGGCATTGGCATCATGGCATCGAAGATCGGATATGAGGACGGCGACTTCATTCTGCTGGTGTCGC